GCCGTCTAAGTACGGCGGTATGTGTTACCTAACCTGCACGCATGCAGTTTAGGAAAGCGCGTCTAGAATAATTTCTCTATACGCGTTCCTGCATTCTTCCCCGTTGGAGAAGTATGTAAATAGGGTACCGTCTGTAAGACTGTTCCCAAGCTCTCTAGCAACAATGTTACTAAAGTGTAAGATGACCTTCGTAAGAGGGTCACCCATGAGCACACCTCGATTGAGCGTGATCATTCTAGTACCATCAGCGTCCACTGAGGTACCGTACTTACTGAGTACAGATGTACCAGTAAAGAAGATTCGACGTGGTTTATAACACACACGTCGCACAATTCCTTGGAGAAGTGGTGGGATTCCACACTTCCCCATCCATTTCACGGAGCATAGCTCTGCGAACTGGTGGACCATTCTGTCCGTTGCTTCCTGGAAGTCTGTGCTCCCAGCGAAGATCTCTTCCCAGACTACTTGTCTTTCGATATAGTCTGCGAACACTATTTCAGTGCGTCGGGATCTGTCCTCTTTGAACAGTTCCTCGACCATCTCTTCAGAGAACATGTCTTTGAAGAGGTTCCATCCGTGATGAGATTTTCCCATCCCAGATTCAGAAGACTTGTATCCCTTCTTTAAAGGATACGAGCATATCCTGGAGATAGTGTCGAGCACTATCTTCAGTGTGGCACGGCCCTTCGTAACGGACCGTGGCTTTCCTGGCTCCTTGACTAGTGTCAAGAAGGCATCTCCAAGTTCTTCGGGATTCGTCTCGAGAACTTCCTGTAGACAGGCATAGAAAATTGCTGTGCCTATCGATTCAAAATCCTCTTTTCGTTTCCAATCGAGGATTCTACCATCATTGAGATCTCTCTCAATGATCAAATGGTCATCATCATATTTTGACATGACCTCTAAGATGGCCTGCGCTGTGCCGCCATCTTTTCTCGTGTCCTCCCAGCAGGCGGACCCGGTTACCGTGACTCGTGCTTTCGTATCGAGCCCCGTAAAGATGTCTCCAGGAATGGTAGACATGCTTTTATCTAGAGCAGCGTTGATTAGACGTAGCTCTGTATGTGTCAATCGCGGAGGTTCTTCTGCGACTGATTTCAAAAATTTCTCCTTTGCTTGTAAGACAACCAAAGGTGGCGGCGTCCCCGAACCGCGAGTTTGGGACAGGATTCCGGCGGCAAAGATCCGTTGGAAACCTCGCAGATGAATAGCCTTCTTCCAGGTATTCATCAGGTACGATTGTACCCATCTTGGTATGGTATTTAACATACTTAGATGATCTATTGGATTATCCTGGTGGATAACCAATTTAAACGTTTTCCGAGCAGATTTGAGCTCAGAATACGCGGATTTGAGGCTAACGGCTTTCTCCGTTATAGCCCCATCAAAGAACTCGTCGCCTATGAGGTACGAGATCGCCTGTACAACAAATAAGTCGTACTTTTCCCACGTCCACACCTCTTCGGGGAACGTGAGGAACCTTTGGAGGAATAATCCATCCACGGTTTTAAGCATCTCTATGAACCTTATGGCTCTAGAGTGTTTCGACCTGGTCTCGTCTGGACGTGACCAGTATTCACTTAACTCGGCCTCACTCCATAGTGGGTCGTGTCGACCTTTGAGAAGGAAGCATATTCTCCTCCACAAAGTTTTCGCAAAGTGCCGCCCTACGGGTGGATCACTTTTGTTATAGCGGGCCCTCCAAAGGAAGTGCCCCCAATGTGTGTGATTCTGTATCAGATACAGTTTCGACTCATGGCCCTCCATCGTTGTGAACGTTAGAGGGTTCTTTCCATCTATCCCACAAAGTTGCGGAGAGATTGTACTTTGGATCCTGTGGCAGCCACCGGACCAGACATAAACCTTAGGGGTTTCCTCAAGGTTTTGTTGGGCGTATACCCATCCTGCGAGGACCTTAAAGGGATCCTCGTAGAGTAAATCGTTTCCCGGGATGTCGGGAGACGGAACATCGACTTCGGGGTCAGACGTATCTGACAACCGATCTAAGTCCTCCTGAAACGAAGTTTCGGGAGAACCGTTCTGGGCTACACGAGACGGATCTCGTGCCGCTTCTCTGAAGATGGTGAACCCATCCTCAAGTAAGATGCTGACATCCTCAGCTTTTACCTTCCCACCGGCTTTCCGTAGGGTAAGGACACTTGGTACCTGTTTCAAGTACAAGTGATGTGAGCCAACCGTGTAACGGGATAGACTCTCTGGAACGGTCGGCGACGTAGATCGCCGATCGAAGTATAAGACGCTTTCTTCTACTGCGGAGATAGCGTGCAAGCTGGTAGTTGCTTTATTATGAGCAAGAACCGGC